AAGCAAAAGGACCAGCAATCAAACTGCAAAAAGCAGGGAATTATGGTTGGTTTGGTGGTGGTGCTACTCCAGCAGCAGTTGATACAGTAGACCGTATAGATTTCTCAAATGATACTGTTACTGGACCATCATTAGTAAGAGGTCCATTAAGTTCAGTAAGACAAAATTTAGCAGCAACAGGAAACTCTAATTATGGTTGGTTTGGTGCTAATAGGTTTCCAACGCAATCATCAACAATAGATCGTATAGATTTCTCTAATGATTCTGCAACAGCATCAGTAAGAGGTCCATTGAGTTCTGCAAGATATGGTGCAGCAACAGGAAACTCAAACTATGGTTGGTTTGGTGGTGGTATTATTCCAACACCAGCAACAGTATCCACAATAGACCGTATAGATTTTTCTAATGATGCAGCAACAGCATCAGTAAGAGGTCCATTAAGTTTAGCAAGAGGTAGTTTAGCAGCAACAGGAAACTCTAACTATGGTTGGTTTGGTGGTGGATTTGCTCCAGGACCATTAAATTATTCAACAGTAGACCGTATAGATTTCTCTAATGATTTAACAACAGCATCACCAAGAGGAACAATATTTACAAGAGGTAGATTAGCAGCAACAGGAAACTCTAACTATGGTTGGTTTGGTGGTGGATTTGTTCCAGGACCAGTAGTATATTCAACAGTAGACCGTATCGATTTTTCAAATGATTCTCCTGCTGGAGCATCCATAAGAGGGTCATTGAATGCTCCAGCAGGAAGATTTGCATTAGCAGCAACAGGAAACTCTAATTATGGGTGGTTTGGTGGTGGTAGTACCCCAACAGTAATAGCAACAGTAGATCGTATAAATTTCTCCAATGATTTAGCAACAGCATCAACAAGAAGTTCATTAAGTAATGCAAATAGAGATTTAGCAGCAACAGGAAACTCTAACTATGGTTGGTTTGGTGGTGGTTCTGTTCCAGCAATTCCTGGTGTAACATCAGCAGTAGACCGTATGGATTTTTCAAATGATTCTACAACAATATCACCCAGAGGTTTAATTCTTACTGCAAGAGCACGCCTTGCAGCAACAGGAAACTCTAATTATGGTTGGTTTGGTGGTGGTAATCTTCCAGCACTAACAGCAATAGTGGAACGTATCAATTTTTCAAACGATTCCGTGCAAGCATCACCAAGAGGTTCATTAACAGCAGCAAGAGCATATCTTGCTGCAACAGGAAACTCTAATTATGGTTGGTTTGGTGGTGGTTCGAACTCTCCAGGAGCACCACCATCATATTTTAACTCAGTATATCGGATGGATTTCTCAAATGATTCAGTATCTACAACAACAAGAGGTGCATTAACTGCTGCAAGAGCATATTTAGCAGCAACCTCCAACAGCACCAGATAAATACTTTCAACTACATTATTACTAATGAATTTATTATCCAAAGTTTTGATTGCACCAAAAGTCATCAGTCAAGAAGGTATTGATGCACTGGTTCATCATATGAAAACTTCTAAGACCGAAGACCTTTCAGTATTTGACCCAGACAAATCCAATCAGACAAGAAACACTGAATGGATTACTGATAAGAAAACAAGAGATACTCAGATTGCTCCAATTGAACCTGTATTTCCGCAGGTCAATGAACTGATGCATCATATTGTAAAGCAAGTCATCAATCCTTTTTATCAGTTTGAAGTTGATAGTAGTGAAGTTCCACAACTGCTTTGTTATGGTATAGGAGGGCACTACCAACCTCATATTGATGGTGAAGGTATATGGACTGCACCAGACCAAACACAACTATGGAGAAAGACAGTAGACCGTGATTTGTCTATGGTCTTATATTTGAATGATGAATTTGAGGGTGGAGATTTTGTATTTCCAGACCTTCATATTCGTGTTCGTCCTGAACCTGGACTTCTTGTATGTTTTCCTTCTAACAGGTATTATCGTCACGGTGTTGAACCAGTCACCAAAGGAAACAGATATTCAATGGTAACTTGGATGACAGTCAAAGGATTTGAGAGTATGGAAACACAATCTAATAATCTCAAAGCAAAGTATGGTGTCTGTTGACAACTAACTCAAAATACCTTATAATATTCAAGTCTTCAGCATTCCTCGTATCTTTGGGAATGAAGACCCTCTCTGTGGTGGGAGAGGTGAGTTGGTGGTATAATAAGAGGAGAGAAATCTCCTCTTTTTTCTTATATAAATTATTATAAATCTTTAACAATTATGAATTTTACAATTTATTCAAAACAAGATTGCCCATATTGCTATAAGGTTAAAACTGTTCTTGAGTTGACAGGAAATAAGTTTGTGGTGTATACTTTAGATGAGGATTTTTCTAGAGAAGAATTCTATTCTGAATTTGGTGAGGGATCTACCTTTCCCCAAGTAATATGTGACGATAAGAAATTAGGAGGATCAGTTGAAACAATCAAATTCCTCAAAGAGAAGCAAATTGTCTGATTTAAACCTAAATAAAAAGGAAGACCACGTAATGAATCGTGGTGTTGAACTTATACTTAATGGAGGAAAAAGAAAGCAGACCAAACCATTCCATATCATCTTTGAGAAGATGGTTTGCTTTCTCAATCGAGAGACTACCATCTATTTTGAATTTTCCTTTATATCAAGGAAAAAGTAGTTTCCCGGAGAAAAGAAATGTTAGCAGTTAGCCTAGTATTCGGTTCATTCTTAACCGTATTATTTCTTATAGTGGGAGTTGTAACAGGTTGGGTAGCCAGAGAGTATATGATGAACTATCGGGAGATTCCAAGACCTCATCCCGAAATGTTCGATAATCAAGGAAACTTGATTCCAGATGAGGTCATAGCATTCCGTTTTGAAAATTATGAGTACGACGACACAGAAGAAGACGACGAGTAAACCGAAAACTGCTACAACAAAAGTTGAAGTAATTAACGAAAATTTGCCACCAAATCCATTTGCTTTTGAAGTTTTGAATCTTGTTTCAAAACAAAGAACAAATCTTAAAAAAGTAGAACTTCTTAGAAAATACGAGCATCCTTCTCTAAAGGCACTTTTTATTTGGAACTTTGATGAATCAGTCATTTCCATGCTTCCGGATGGTGTAGTTCCTTATTCTGGTTATCAGGATCAGGTATCTTTTAAAGGTTCTATGAGTGATAAAGTATCCGAAGAAATTCGTAAAATGCATGAGACTGGTTCTATTTCTTTAGGAGCATCAGATACTCAGGGACGTTCTACAATTCGTAAGGAATTTAAACATTTTTATCATTTTATTAAAGGTGGTAATGATGGATTGAACAAAATTCGTCGAGAATCAATGTTTATTAATATTCTCGAAGGACTTCATCCACTAGAGGCAGAAATTCTTTGTTTAGTCAAAGATAAAAAACTTCAAGAACGTTATAAGATTACAAAAGAAATTGTTTCGGAAGCATATCCTGATATTACTTGGGGAAATCGTTCCTGATATATAATATCATTTGAATTTATTAATATGGAAAAAAATATTCAAGAAAAGAAGATGTCTACAGAAAAATCAAAGGCATCCGATAAAGATCAAGAGACTTGGACTTTACAAGAAAGAGAATCACTAAGATCTCGTTACGGGTGTGAGATACTAAAACATAATTGTACCTTAGAAGAAGCAAAGGATAAAAATGTTCCGAATGATGCTTATATTGTGTCTTATGTGATGAATGGTAAACTTTGTTATGATCTCACCAGATCTGGTAAAAGAGTTAATATTTTTGATATGTACTATGATAGTATAGGTAATTCTATCCGTAGTATTCAGTGGGGGTATGGTAAGATAAATCCTAGAGTTTGGGGATATGAAGCACCCAAAACCAAAAAGCGAAAGTGATTTCTAAAATAGTCGAAAAAAAATCGCCAAAAATTTTCTCACGCGAAGGTTTTTAAAATTGTATCATTTGTTACAGAATAAAAATTATAAATATTCTGACGTTCACCCTTATGGGCGGAAGTAGGGACACCGAAGGAACGCACCAATACCAAAAGTAAAGGAGCACTCCAATGAAAATCAAAAGCAACTGGCAACTTATTTTAATTAAGCAACAAAAAGAAAAAGAACAACGTAAACATCAAGCAAAACTGGCGATGGCGATGCGCTGATATTCTAGGAGGGATTGATTCCCTCCTTTTTTTATGGTAAAATGAATTGAAAGAATTTTGACATATGGACAAAGACAAACTGAAACTGATTGTTCGAAATATGGAACTTCTTGTTGATTCTCTGAAAGCAGAAATATATTCTGATGTTCAGTCATATCGATTTGATGATATTAAACCAAGAGAATTAGATTACGACGAAATCTTTGAGGATGATGATGACTAAAAGGGCAAAACAATTGGTGAAGTTGCTTGAGAAACTTACAAAACAGGATCATTTATATTCTGGTGAGCAACTCAGAGAAATGAAAGCACAATTGCGAGTTGTAAAAGAAGAACTTGCACAAATCGAAGCAAAAGTATCAAAAGGATTTGGAAAATGACCGTAAAACTTATTAGCGTGACTCCAGATGCAGAAAAAACAATGGCATTTATTGCAAGAGTTT